GAGCCATCTCCAACATACTGTTAAGGATATTCTCGACAAAGACACGTTCAAAGTGTCCTGTCTTATGTTCGAAGATACGAGAGGACGCATTGTGTAGTGTCTGCACCTCAAAGGCTGTCTTCTCTCCTGCAGTACGGATACCCATTGCCTGCTTAGGGGCACCAGCCATCTCCTCCATCTTAGCCTCAAGGATGGCGATTTGCATGTCAGCCTGTAGGGCCGTGCCGTCTGGGGCTAAGTAGTTTACGTCACCCTCTTCACCTAGGTAGATACGGGCATTAGGTTGGAAGTCAAAGTCTTCAACATCACCCTTGATCTTAAGGATAGGGTAGGCTATCTGGTCAAAGACATCGGCCTTGAGGTTCTCTAGGTGGTCAATACGGTACTGCATACCAACCAAGTTATCTAGTGGACCCATTGAGTAGAGGTTATCAGGGCGGTCCCTCCAGCCTGCATGGAAGATTGGTGCGTTACCAAGCCAGCTAGGGTTCTCTTTATTCTCCAGCACGTAAGACCTGTCCATCACTGTGATGATTCGGTCAGTCTGGTATTCCTGTGTGTCCTTGTTGTAGACCGAACCGTAGAAGGTTAAGATTTCTACGTAGTCAGAGTTGTAGTACTCTCGGATACTTCCAAAGCCATCAGCAACAAAGCCTGCATCTTTATACTTGTCATCCCCGCCCAGTACGGTAGCCCTTGCAGCTAGGCTGCGGTCCAGTGCCGACTGTAGGAAGGCATTATCTGGATTGTCAAGAACCATTCTCTTGACTTCACCTAAGGTCTTTAGACTACGGATGATCTTACGTGTCTCACCAAAGTCTGATGCCGTTGCGTCAAACACAATATCATGAGGGGAGATACGGACAGCCTTGGGACCAATGTAATCAATAATAACTTCATTGGCTTCGTTTGTCAAGTACTTTTGTTCCCACTCGACTAAGGTAAAGCAATTGCCGTACTGTATCCAGTCATAGAGTAGGTCTGACATGGTGTTAACAAAGTTGGACTGGCGGAGCTTAGTGTCCATGTAGGCCTGAATAGTTTCCCTCTTCTCCTTGACAGCCGCATCTTCTGAGAAGGCCTCAAACTTCATCCACTGTTGTCGAGGGAACAGGGTGGAGAAGTAGTTAGCATGGAGGTTGTCCATGATCTGTGTCAGCTTAGGTGTTGTAGTAGAGTTAGACCACGGGAGTATTGAGTTAGCTGTAGTCTTGGTGTCAGTCGCATAGAGGTAGTTCCGTAGTTCCTGCTTCTCTTCTAACCAAGAGCTACGGCTCTGGTTCAAGGTGAACCACTGATTACTGATCTCTACTGCCAGAGTGTCTGGATTGATGACCCCAGAAAGTTCTATCTCATTCATGTTCAACCGCCTCTAAATCTGTTATTGGCCCATACAACATTAGGTGTACTCCGCTTATACCCCCTACGGGAGGGCTTAACCGCCATGTCAACTACCGCTGCCAAGGCATCCTTTACGTCATCGTGGGCTGGGTTCCGACTGGATAACTCTTCCTCAAGTACCTGTACATTCCCTCCACGGTAGTGCCAGATGACAAGGTTGTCGTATCTTGGTTCAAGTATGGAAGCTATGCGTTCCTCTTTGGAACCTTTGTTAGGACGGTACTCATCAATACTGAGGGCCAGTCCATGTTCTTTGATGTGTTCCTTAAGCTGACGGACGATAGCAACCTGCGCTACTGTAGTCTCTGCTCTCAGTTTTCGGAAGCCCCACTTAGTATTGAGGTTAAGGATGTGCTCAAAGTAAACCGAGATACGGTCAGTCTTGAACCTGTCAATGTCAAGTATATAGATATTTCCTGCATTGTCAATACCTATTACTACCATAGCCGTGTAGTCGGCCCGTTTACTTAAAGAAAAAGCAAAGTCAACTGCGGCAAAGACGTTAAGACGTTCCTCTTTGTACTTCCAGTGTCCGTCCTCTTGCTTAAGAAACTTACGATCAAAGTACTGGAACTTGTCAGAACCTACGGGTACGTTGTCTGGGTCAGTAGGGTCATTGTAGTACTGTGCCCTGAACTGTCCTTTGTCTAGGTACTGCCCACGTTTCTTAGCCAGAATCTTCTGATCGAAACCAAACCACTTGCCGTCCTTACGTTGCTGACGGGGCCAGAGAAACTCTCCTGTTCCGTCCCCTAGGTCTTCAACAGGACTCTCGAACACTTCGTAGATAGGCTGCTCACCTACCTTGTTACCCTCTTCATCGTAGGTATCCTCAACCATCTGGATCAGATCATTGTACAACTCAATCGGGTGGTACCGTGTTCCAACAACCCACTCAAGGGCCTCAGCCCCTTCAATAGAGGACAGAAGGGAGTACTGACTCCGAACCTTCTGTCGGCCTTCACCTGTGTAAGCATTCTCGTAAACGACAGTGTCATCAAGGATAGCTATGTCACAGTGTAGGCCAGTCAGTGAGGTGGTTAGTCCACCTGTAAAGATTGATGGTTCTCTTACGTTTTCTATCTTACGGGAAGGGTGGTCAAGCTCTATCTCGGTAGTTGTCCACTTAGCTCTCTTACCTTCTTCTTTGTTAACATGCTCAGGCCAGTACCTACGGTAGACCTTAGATGTAAGGATACCCTTGATAAAGCCTAGCTGTTTCTCTGCAAGATTTGATGTAGCAGAGATGTAGAGTATTCTTAGGATGGGGTTCCGAGTAAGCTCCCAAGCAGCACGATAAGCGACAAGACGAGACTTGCCATGATCTCGGGGGAACAGTAACAGTTGGTGAGTCCTTGCATCTTCACGTATCCACCAGTTACACACATCCTCGTGACACTGTCCTAGCACCTGTTCTGGGGCCACTAGTTTAATAAAGGTTACAAGATCAGCCTCTGCGGCCTTCCTGATCTGCTCTTGGGTGGTGTCCATTAGTCTTTGTTAGCCCGTCTCATTAGTTCCAGTATTTTTGACTGGTTCTGGCTTGCCATTGTATTCTCGGCTCTCATCTCCTTTAGGTCTTCCTTGTAGTCTTTCATTGTCTCAGTCAGGTGTTCAAGGATAGCCTCTGTCTTCTCTATCTTCTTTGAGTTGGTGAAGATTACTCTTACACACCAGCCGATAAGGGTAATCCCTAGACCGACTAATCCTAAGAAAAACTTATCTACCACCTGTGTTGTTGAGTCTAACATAAATTTCCCTTGCCTGTTACGTCCAATGTTTATTACCTTGGAAGTCAAGTGGTATAGGTGTCATTTCCTCTAGTACGTCTGAGGCAGTTCTAATCGGGCATGCCTCCTCATTTCTCAAAGGCTGCGGCGCGGAAATATGAAACCATTCTCTGGTACGTCCCGAAGTGCTTGTCGATACACCCGTAGGGGATCGGTTTCTGGCAACAATGTTTCCAGTTTCTTTAGCATTTCCCAATCAGTGTCCTGTAAAAGATCGTTACGATCAGAACGCCGCTCGGCATCAAGCATTTCGACTGGGATATCCTTAATCTCATGTACAACCTTAACTCCGCCGTCGATGACTTGAGTGGATGTGGAAACGATCTGTTTGCCTTCTGGGACAGGATCAGCGGGTTGGCAGATATGCAGCCCGACGAAAGAAAGTTGCTTAACTGACCACACCTTCTCGATGTTGCGAGGGTGGCTAATTCCTTTTATCTTCTGGCCTGTCCAAAGGACGGGTTTGTTGTCTTCGATCAAGTGTAGGGTCATCGTGCGATCCTTATGTTTTCAGATTTGCAGAACATTTCTCTAAGCCCAACTCGCTGTGCTAAACGACATCTTAGATATGCCAGTACCATTGGCGTCTAGGCTGCGCGGGGTCTCGCCTGTGGTGCAAGTGTGAGAACCACCGCCACATTGTTTACCGTGAACCGCGTCGTAATCTTCGGTCAGACCAGCATAGCTGATTTGGTTAGCAGTGCTGCTGTCTATAGAAACGAACCCAACAATAACATCACCACTGTCCACATTTAGATCGGCTGCGGCTGTTCCAGTGCCAGATGTATATTGTGAGTTGGATGCTTTCTTAGTGGGACTGGCTAGGCCCGTAAGTTTATACACCCCAATTCCAAAATGATTTTGGTTTATAGTCGAAGTTATGACTATATCGGCAGTCGTGCCTGCGGATACTTCAAGCGCAAAAATGGCAGTATTCGCTTTGACGTTGCTGTACTCTTCCTCGACTTTAGTAGCGGCAACCCCGCCAATCGTACAACTAAAAGAACCCGCCCCATTGGATTTACTGGTAACGCCCACAACAACCAGCCTGTCTGCCGCTGCATCGCCTATAGGTTCCGCCGTAAACGTGGCGGAGCTAACCTTTGAATTTAAGCCGTTCTCGCCAATGTACTCCAGAACAGGGGGGCCGACACCACCAGTAGCACCAGCAGCGTTTCCGAATGTAGCGGGTATCATTATGACCAATCCAGTGCACTTGCAACCAAGATGCGGGTTGACCACAGTACACGATAGTACAGAATATCATCTGCACCTGCTGTGGTTGTTAAGGTAGGGGCAGTACCACCAGCAAATTCGTAGCTAGTCCCAAAAGAAAGTGTACGGGAACCTGTGGCGTCCTGTACCACTCGGATTTCTCCTCTCTGCCCCACTTTCGTATTGGTAGGGTTGTCTAGGGTTCTGTTCCCCGCCAAGGTAAGTACAAAGTCAAAGCCGTTATCCATGTCCCAAGATATGTTAGCCCCGTCAGTCAATGCGGCCTCGGCCATAGATGACCAGACTATGTCTGTAGTTAGTTCCTTAGAGGCTGTGTTGTCCCTCCACTGAGCTACTGTAGCCTCGTCAGACCGCATCAAAACATCTGATCCCTCGACAGCTAGGACTCCTGCCGCAGACCTTGAGATGGTGGTGTCTGACGCTGCTCCTAGTTCTACCGTAGCGAACTGAGGTCCATCGGTTGTGGCAAGGGCTTGGTCAATAGCTTTAACATCAGCAATGGATGTAAGCTCTGAGTCCATCAGGGCACCGAGGGCAGTGATGTCTGCCGTAACAATATCTGAGATAACCTTAGTGGATACCTGTGCTACCGTCAGTCTCTTAGAGGTGCCTGCCTCGTTAATCTCTAGTTGATTTGCATCTGCCGCAGCACTTGCTGCCGTCAGGTCAGATATCTTTACGTTAGCCATTTAGTAAACCCTTTTCCAGCTTCCACTTGTGTGTTTGTACATAGCATCTGGTCGCACCCATGTACCTTCCCAGTTTGCCCATACTTCTGCTTCTTTCCATGTCGCTTCATCGTTGACCCAGAATGACCCATCAAAGGCTGTGTAGGAGGAGGAGGCTACCATAGTACCCTCACCTAAGTTAGTCCTGACGTAGGCTACTCTTGTGTCCAGCCCATCCTCAGT